CGAGGTCTTGTCCATGGTGGTCTCCTTGGTCTGTCGGGGAACAAAGGTCGAGTATGTGCGGTGTTCCCCTCCTCCGCACATGTAAAATATAACATAAAGGTCATGGTCAAATCTCTGGTCAAATGATGGTCGGACAATCATTTTTGACCTGGGCCCCTGGACCATAAAAAAGGCGGGCGCGCTCGACAGCGAGCCGGCGGACTGGCCTGAGAGGGCCGGTCGGAACCAGGCGGACCAGGGCGCGGGCCGCGCGGGCGGGTGAGGTTGGGCCCGCAGACACAAACAAAGACAAAGACAGAGCGGCCTGCGTGACTGCTCTGTTCAGCTCAGCTCGGCCAGTTCGGCCAGCTCGGCCACGTCGGCCAGTCCAACGGCTTGTCGGCGGCGGCCAACATGATGTCGAGCCGGCCCCTAGACCACAAAGGGGAGGCCGCACCTGACGGCGAGCGGGCCGGTCAGCTACCGGACAGACACAGAAACCTGCCCGACCAGGGCGCGGGCCGCGCGCGGGGCTGTCAGACCCGCATGCCCAGGGTGAAATTGGGTATGTTCAACTTTTGGGGGGTTGGGGAGAGCCGATTTGGCCCTCCCCTCCCGCCTCTCAGCTCTGGCGCTTCAGCGGCTGCGTGAGCACGTTCCGCACGTGCTGGTACCGGATGTCAAGGATCCTCGCGATATCGCCACGAGAGACTCCCTGGCTCGCCAGGTACCGAATCACACCACTCTTCGTGCTGTGCTCCTTCAGCAGCTCCTCCGCGTTCCACTTCTGATCGAGCTTCGCCATCTTAGACCTCCTCTTTGTATGGGGCTTCCCTATCCCCATGTTCTTTATATAAGGGGTTTGGGGGGCTCCATCAACCCAAAAATCCCCAATATTTTCAACGGGTTATGAATTTTCCCGGGCGTCCCCGAGGTCCCCGGGACCCCCCAGGAAGGCTCTCTCGTACAAAATTGTATTTTGTAAACCCCTGCCCCAGGCATACATTCCTGCATGCCCACCCCAAACAATTAAACAGATTCCCTCTTGACATGCTCGAGAGTCTGTAGTATACTATATCATATAGGAAATCCTGCCCACCAGGCCCCGATGACCCGATAAACCGATGACCCGATGACCCGATGACCCGATGAACCTGCCCGTTTACACACCCACTGCGCGAGATATCAGCAAGATGTCGAGACTGTCGACATTTCGCGATATTTCTCGCTCTTTACCGATGAACGAATATGGGCTGCCGAAGTTCTTCTACCGTGCAGATCTGATCCCTGAAGATCTGTTTCTGCGCCCTCCGGAAGAGCAGATCAGCCTTCTCGAAGCAGCCACCATCGATATCAACTACCTGGAAGGATTTCCGGCATACGATAGCCAAGCTGCCATCTGGTCTCAGATGGAGTTCGAGCCTGATGACGCCTACGAGGCATTCAAGCAATATCTCGCCCAGGGGCAGCACCAAGGCATTCGGCGTTTGGAGAGCCTGCTCCAAAACAACGAGTATCTCCAGCACGTCCCCCACCATTACCGCAGTTTGACCAAGCTCACCGAACTGCACACCTACTACTACTGGGCCCCCCGTACAAAAGCGGCCGACCTCTTCGAGCAGGCGGCTAGCTCCAAGCTGCGCGAGCGCCGGATTCTCTCGATTCAGGACAGGCATTACCTGGAATCCGAGCGCTTGCTCAAAACCCTGAAAGACAAATACTTCGATCGGATCGACCCTGAAACGGGCGAATACATCTGGATCGAAGAGATGACCCCGAAGGTGGCTCTGGAATTCCTAGACAAGCTGGTCAAGATCCAGCGGATCTCTCTTGGGCTGCCTGCCCACGGGCTCTCCAACCCCGAAGACGATGGCATCCAGCGCCATGCGAGTGTAGAAGTAACCCTCAAGCAGATCGCCCGGCGGGCAACTGATCCTGAAGCTGCCAACGCGCTAAACGGGACTTCAGGCTTCGACATGCTCCTGGCCGATCCCGAAACTGCAATGCTCGCCCAGCAGCTGATCGTCCGCATCGGTTCAGGCTCCAGCTCCCCCGACAGCACCAGCCGCAGCATCAACAGCACCAGCCGCAGCACCAATAAGGACAGCAACGAATGACCAGTTTCCGGCGTTTCCTGCGTTTCCGGCGTTTCCAACTGAAACCCGGCTCCAAACCAGAGGAGGACAAAATGGTCATCAACAAGAAACTGTCACTGTCACTGTCACTGTCACTGCCACTGCCGCTGGACGACCCGTCGAGCCTCGGCCGGATGGCCGAATGCTACGAGTGGATTCAAAACCAGGACGATGACGACCGCCGCTCCAACTGGCTGCTTGTGGCCGCCGCCGTACTTGGCGCACTGCTGATTGGCGCCACCGCTTGGTGGGCCTACCCGGCGTTTGGGCAATTCGTGCCCGAAACGTGGCAAGCCGAGCCGTACGGGAGCACGGTCACGTTGCGCCCGAGCGAGGAACCCGGTGCGGTGGTAGAGCTTTTCTTTGACAACCGAGGCGCGGATAACGGCGGGCGCATCTTGCACATTTTCGAGCTGGGCGGGCACCACATCGAGGCCGAGCTCGGCCTTCCCGAGTACCCGGACACGATCAGGGTGACGCCTGCCGACGGCTATATCGCCGTGCCGGACGTGCTGACGATCCCTGACGGCACAACCGGCGTGGTGCTGATCTACCGCCACGACACTGTGGGGATGTAAATGGAGCTGGGATGATCACCTGTGATCCCGCACACTCGCACTCGCACTCGCACCCGCACCCGCACCCGCACCCGGGCAAGCCCTCCCCGCTGGCTCGGCATGCGGCAGAGACGCTGGCGCAGAACTACAAGCTGACGCCCGCAACCCTCTACAGCAAGCTCGACCCTCAATGGGTTGTCAAGGACTTCTTGCTGCGGGCGTCACTCAAGATCGCGCAGACAGTCATCAAGCCGAATGGGCGGCTGATAATCAGCTGGCCTCCACGACATGGCAAGAGCCGCCTAGCTACCATTGCGACCCCTATCTGGTGCCTGGAGAACTTTCCCGATCGGGAAATTATCCTGTCGACTTATGGCGACTCCCTCTCAACCGACTTTGGCCGAGAGGTGCGCGATATGTTCAGCGCCAATCCGCATCTACTGAATGAGCGTATCCGCAAAGACGTGAAGTCTGTCGGCAAATTCATGACCACCAAAGGCGGCGGGATGCTCAGTGTTGGTCTGGGCGGACCTATCACCGGTAAGGGTGCAGACATCTTCCTGATCGACGACTACATCAAAACCATGGCCGAAGCCCTCTCGAAGACTAAGAGGGATGCTGACTGGGAATGGTTTACAGGTACAGCATATCACCGTTTGGAGCCTGGAGGGTCGATGATCATCATCGCAACCCGCTGGCACCACGACGACCTGGTCGGCCGGATTCTAAAACACTTCGGCACCGTCGACGAGGGCGGTGAGTGGGATCACATCAAGTTCCAGGCCATTGCAGGCCCGAATGATCCCTTGGGGCGTGCTCCGGGCGAACCGCTATTCCCTGAGCGCTATGACATTGAACAGCTTGAAGACCGGAGGAAGGTGCTAGGCACTCTGTTCTTTAATGCGCTGTTTCAGCAAGAACCTGAAGCTGACGAAAGCAAACTCACCGATCGGAGCTGGATCGAAATCGTCGATGAGGTTCCGTATTCGGAAGAACTAGTCTATGCGAGAATCTGGGATTTCGGTGGTGGCAAAGGCAAAGAAAACGATCCGTCGTGCGGAACTCTGGTGGCTGTCAATCCGAGGACGCAGCAAATGTGGGTCCTCGACATTTGGCGCAAGAGAACGACGCCCGAAACCGTCGAAGCGGCAGTCCAATCTCGAGCAGCAACCGACGGAACCGATACCAAAATCCTCATCGAACAGGAACCCGGAGCATCAGGCGCTCAAATAGTCACCCACTACAAGGTAAACGTCCTCCCACAATACAGGGTTGAGGGCGTAACTACGACAACGAACAAGGTGACCCGCGCAATGCCGATGCTGGCGGCCGCCGAAGCAGGCAAAATCAAGCTCCTAAAGGGCCATTGGAATGAAGAATTCCTGGCAGAATTCGACGATTTTCCTGCAGGAGACCACGACGACCAGGTTGATACAGTCGCAATCGGCTACAATACCCTGCTTAGCAAGAAGCTTTTGAGCCCTGTTTGGGGGCGTAAACCTCCGCGGATTTTCAGCGACAGCGCCTCACCTACGGCCAGAGCTACGGCTTCTATCCGCGTAACAGGCGCTACCTGGGGCAGAAAACATGGCTAAAACTGCCAAAAACGCCAAAAACCGCCAAAAACCGGCAGAAAATGCGCATTTTTACGCATTTTCGGCCCGGATTCTATGGAGGGCTAAAAGGTGAGTATCCTCTCGCGAATCAGTGCGTTTTCCGGACTATTTGGCACCCTTTTCTCGGGGAATCGCGACCTATATGCGACTTTCGGCTACCGGAAAGTCGTCACCTTCATGGATATGTACCACAAGTACATCCGGCAGGATATCGCAGCGAGGGTCGTCGAAGCAGAGCCCCACGCCATATGGTCGAGCCCGCCCGAGGTGGAATCCTCCACCCAGGCCTTCGTCACCGAATGGAAGAACCTCCAGCAGCGGCACAACCTGTACACCAGGCTTGCACAGCTGGACAAACTCGTCGGAATCGGTCGATATAGTGTCCTACTGATCGGGCTGAATGACGGCCAGCCGCTAGATAAACCCGTTCGCGAGGGACGCAAACACCAACTTATCTACCTGCAGCCTTATTCCGAAGCTACAGCAGAGATCCTGCGCTACGAGGAAGATCCGCGCAATCCGCGTTTCGGCAAGCCAACGCTCTACCGCATCAACCCGAATAGGACTGAAGCGGTCAATAGCGCGACGATCAGCTCCGTAAGCTCTGTCAAGTCGGGCATGCAGATGCTGCCGTTTGAAGTCCACCATTCCAGAGTCTTACATGTAGCCGAGAATACTCTGGAAGACGATACCTTTGGCATCCCGCGCCTGTTGCGGGTTTACAACCTCCTGGACGATATCATCAAAACGGCTGGAGGCTCAGCCGAAACCTTCTGGCTTACGGCCAACCGCGGGATGCAGGTCGATGTAGACAAGGAGATGGACCTCAAAGCCGATGATGCCGAAGCCCTGAGCGAAGAGATCGACGAATACTTTCACAACCTGCGCAGGGTGATCCGCACCAAGGGCGTCAAGATCCACAACCTCGGCTCCGACGTAGCAGATCCCAAAGGAACGTTCAATGTTCTGATCGCGCTTTTGGCAGGCGCTACAGGCATTCCACAGCGTATCTTACTCGGATCAGAAGCTGGGCAGCTGGCCTCCGAACAAGACCGCGCTAACTGGGCCACAAAGATCGAGGAACGCCGGAGTCTGTTTGCCGAACCCGTGATCTTGAACCCCTTCGTTCGGAAGATGGTCGAACTGGGCGTCCTCCCTGCCCCGGCAGATCTGACATATAAATGGCCGGACGCTTTCAAGCAGAACCCGCTAGAGCGCGCTCAGACCTCCGCACAACAGGCTCGAAGCCTTGCGAACGTGTCGAAAGCGCTATCGGACGTCGTCCCTGTGGTCACCCCCGAAGAAGGGCGTGCAATTATCGGGCTCAAAGGAGACATCCCAAGCTTCGACGACCGCAAGGACGTCACCGAAGGCACCGTCCCCCGCCGCAGAGGGGGAGACAGGCTAGGCGACGGCACCCACCCCGATCAGAATGCGGAAGATCGTCGCGAACTCGGAGATAGCTGAATGTCAAAGGTCTGGCGGCAGGTTGGATATGTGTTGCCTGCACAACTTGCTAACTTGTTGCTGCCAGACCAGACCAGACCAGGCCAGGCCAGGCCAACGCCCGTAAGCGCTGGGCTACTACACTGCGGCTCCCCCGCTAAAGAGCGGGTCGCAAAAAGTTAGGGTGCCTCAAAAAACCCTCTTGATTTTCCTCTGATTCCACTATATAATGGTCACAATGGAACAGGCGGTATTCAACATACAGGCGCAAGCCTCTACGGACCTGGACCTGGTCCGTACCGAGTCCTTTATGGGACGCGAGTACCTAGTCGTGCCTGCTGTTGCTCTTGTCGAGGGGGTGCTTCATTCGGCAAATGCCGAACATCCCGAACTAGCTTTGGCATCTGAATTTGGCCGTTATCCTTCTGCGTGGGACGGCCGGCCGCTGGTGTTAAATCACCCGAGAGTGGATGGCCAGCATGTCAGCGCAAATTCCCCCGAGATCCTACGTGATTGGGCATTCGGGGTGCTATTCAACACACGGTTGGATGGCCTGAAGCTGAAGACCGAGGCTTGGATCGACGTTGCCAGAGCAAATGAGTTGGGCGGTGATTTTGTTGCCACTGTGGACCGCATCAAGGGCGGCCAGATGGTCGAGCTGTCTACCGGCCTTTTCGCCACCGTCGAAGGAGTTTCGGGGTGGTATCAGGGGCAGGAATATAAGGGCATTTGGCGTTCTATTGCTCCCGATCATCTTGCATTTCTATCTGCAGGCACTTTGGGGGCATGTTCGATCGCCGGCGGCTGTGGTGCTCCAAGGATCAACACATTTCGGTATGCCAAGTCCAACGAAAACCGTCGTGGCTGTAGCTGTGGCAGCAGCTGCGGTTGTGATG